CAAAATTCGAAAAGGAACGGGGACAAGATTTGGGGCGAGTTTGAACGATGTGGTGGAGTATCAAGAGAAGAGAATGTATCCAACTCCATCAGTGGCTTGCGAAGAAGGTGGGGAACAATCAGACAGAGTGGAGAGGACCAAATCTGGGGGTTTCGTACTGAGGAAGAAGAACAAACCGAACATGACATTCGGAGCCAAACTATCGGACGCAATGCTTTATCTAGAAAAGGAGAAGAAAATGTATCGATCTCCGATGGTATCGGACTTCAAGGACATGGCTTACAATCCGATAACGAACAAGAAAAGAGGACAACAGATCAAACTACCTCATCAAGTATTGGCCAACAACAAACCTGGTGGGAAATTGAATCCAACCTTTGTGGAATTCCTGATGGGATTTCCAGAGTCATGGACAAAGATAGAGCCAACAGAATCAAAACCCTCGGAAACGCAATCGTCCCACAAATCGCAAGAGAAATAGGTCTAGCCATCAAAAAAGTTTTAAATGATTCATCTAGAGAGAACTAGTAAAACAGATGAAAAGCTCCTTCAATCAATGGCTAAACATTATACAAAGCCAAAGGGTTTTGTAGGTAGATCTATTTGTTATGCGATTTACTACGATAATATTTATTATGGCCACATTATTGGTGGTAGCTGCACTTTATTTTTACCTGGACGCAATGAATACTTTGGAATTGATAAATCGAAATTTAAACATATTGTAAATAATATTTTTTATCATGTAGAAAAAGTTAACGGAAAGTATCCAATTCGTAACTTTACTTCTAAAGTTTTAGCTGCATGGAGAGATAAAATTAACGTTGATTGGCTTAATAAATATGAAAATAAGGTCATAGGTTTTGAATCATTAATAGAGCCACCAAGGACTGCAGATCTATATAAAAAGGATAAATGGACATTAGTAGGTAAGACTTATGGGTATACTTGTAAAAGAATTCCTGGAAAAGAAAAAGGTATGTTTAAGACTGGTAAAAGAATTTGGGATAGAAAAAATTTAAAACCTAAGTTAGTTTACTGTCGTGGGTTGTAAAACCTTACAATTATTCAACCAAGAAGCGTAACTTTTTTAGGAAAATACTTGATTAATAAGCTCAGTATTTTATCGTTTTTGTGATTGGCAATAAAGTCAATCATAACTTTAACATACGAGGTGTTATGAAAAAAATAAAAATAAGTGAAGCTTTCCTTCGAAATTGTGAAGGCTTTATGTTTGAACAAGTATTACTTGATAAGATTGATACTTATTTAAAAGTAGATCATGAGCATGGTATGACTCTAAAAGGATTGACTAACGTTTCTCCAAGAGATCTAACTGCTACACTAGGAGATGGTAATCCTATCTTTAGTAAAACTGAGGTAAGTAAGATTATTAATTTGTTAGCTAAATTTGATTTGTCATTAAAAGATATGGCGACTCATTGCTATAATAGTCGTGGGGAACGTGTCACCGACACTAATTTAGATTACGAAAACTATGATTATGCAGCACCTGAAATAGAAGCTGCAGCTGAAAAAGTTCTAGAAGATCTTCAAGACTTCGAACCAAAACACTAGCCCATCCAATTGGTGTCAAGTCCATTGCACTTGGCACCAAGTCTCTCTACAATTAACTGTTGCAACTTAAAAAAAATTTTTATATGACTAAAGGCATTGGCAAACTCAATAAGTGTACTGACTGTAACGGTACCGGGTATATCATTACCCACTCTAAGCAGTATGTAAATTGTATCATTTGCAACGGATCAGGAACCACGTCTCACGGCCCTAATACAGAAGCTGAACAAGTATTATTATATAAAATCGCATGGGACTATATTAATGGCAAAACAAAAGGATGGTATCACTGATCTTACAAAAGTATTAGTTAGTGCTGCTAATAAATTTACAGATACAGAATACACTAAGTTAACTCAAGTTATCTTTGCTCTTCTTCATGGTGTTAATTATGGTTATGACACTATGGATCAACGATTTTTAAATGATGCTCAGGATTTAAAGTTTATCCATAAAGCAGATAAAAAATTTAAAAAAATAATTAAAAAAAAGAAAGTAAAAAATAATGTAATTTACATTTCTAATTTTAATGAGGAGACTTCCAAAGATGATACCTGACAATTATACTAGAAGTGAAATGATTTTAGATTTAAAAGAAATAAATGATCATATAAAAGATGAGAACTTACAAGGCGCAGCAATAACTCATTTAATTGAGGATGTTCACGAACATTACGAGGTCGCTACTCGATTTAATTTCAAAAATTCGAAAGGCCACTACCGTGATTTACTCTCCAGACTTGTTAAGACTTATGGGCACTAAGATTACTGCAGATATCCTCGCTGAAAATCATATTAATAACGAACAGAAATTGTGGCGACATGTAATCTTAAATGCATTTGAAGATTGTAGAATTGAAGCTGGAGATCGCAAGTCATCATTAAATAAAACTGATGCACATTTTTGGATAGCTAAATCAAAAGACTTTGATCAAATTTGTTGGTGGGCTGGATGGGAACCAGATGATGTTCGATTTAGATATTATAAAGCTCTTAAAAAAGGTGACATTAAATTTAAAAGAAAACATTTTTTGTGGTTCGAATATAATGAATTATTTCAGAGACTTAAAAAAGAATCTAATCTTGAGCTGCGTAAAACTTTAAGACGTAATCTAGAGAATAAGAGAAGGCAGATTATGTTAGCTGATAATGTTTATGTAGAAAATTTTTTGCGAAACTTCGAGGCAGGAAATTAGTAAAAGACTCAAAGTCATGGTGGATAGTAGAATTTAAACTTAGAGGGCAGGGAGCAATCGCCACCCTCTAAGCAGAAAGGAATCATATGATTAATATGAAACATCCTTAATAGATATACGTTTAATTTAAAATTTCAACTAAAAAAAAGAGCCCAGGGAGATGATAAAAACCTGGGCTCTAGTTAACTAACAAAAAAGGCATTTATTAATGAAAAAAATAAATACCCTTAATTATTAATAGTTTTTACTTGGTTTGTAAAGGCTTCACCCTATATCTATAGGATCTGCCTTTTAGTTTAATTTCCATTAAACCTAAACGACATAAATCATCTAAATATTTAGTGATATTACAGATGGCCATGTCAAATCCTAAGTATTTTAGGATTGCAGCTTTAAGGTCTTTGGACGTGAACCAATGATGATTTCTCTGTTTTATTGGTATCCATACCCATATTCCATATACGATTGTAAAATGTCCCATATGTAAATATAGACTTTTAAAACCATCTGCATCTTTTTTTAGATGAGAAAGTCTCATAAAAGTATGCATAATTACTGAGTCTAAGTGCTCATTGGTCCTTTGTCTTAACTCAGGGGTTGCATATTGTAGGTTATTTTTATTGGTATTTTTTTCTATAATCATTAATCCTCCTTTGTTTATAATTGTTTATAGAATGGCTATGTAGCCGTAAGTGGCACCTAATCGTGGTGTACATCTATAGTGTCCTTTTATCTGTTTAGAATGATTCTAAAGTAGGGGATAGGGCAGCAAGGCTCTCGGCTCTCGGACCACTTTCCTAATGCACTTTCTTACAAACAAAAAATAAAAAAAATATGTAAAACATGAAAAATACTAGGAAACTAGGAAAATACTATATAAATCAACACTTCTAGAGCAAAATCAACTAGGAAAAAACTAGGAAAATTCCTAGTAATACCAGGAAAAATTACTATAGAGGACGTCAAAAGTGCAAAAATTTTTATAAAAAAATGTTTGTAAGGAAGAGTATTAGGAGAAATTGTGATATAAGAGGTCAAGATGGCAAAAAGAAAAAACGTATTGAAATCAACCTCTGAGTTAACTTTAAAGCAGAAAGCTTTTGTAGATATATACGTTAGTAATTGGGGAGAAATTACAAAAGTAGAAGCTGCAAGAAGAGCTGGTTATAAATCCAATAAACCTGAAGGACCAACAGAAATTGCCTCAAGACTCACAGATCCAAACAAGAACCCACATGTAGTCAGATACATGGAAATGAAGTACAACCAAGAATTAAAAAAACATGAAGGTGATAAATTAAAAAAGTATAAAAGATTTGAAACATTAAGTAAAAAAGCAGAAGACAAAAAACAGTACGCAGTAGCTGTTAATGCAGAATTCAGATCTGGCCAAATGGCTGGAATGTTTGTAGACAAGAAAGAAGTAACACATGTTGGGTTGGAGGGAATGAGTCGTGAACAATTGGAGAAAAGGTTATCCGAACTTGAAGGCAAAATCGGAGAAGCCAAAAACATCATTGACGTTACGCCAAAAGAGATTAGTTAAAACATCTCAGTGGATGCAAGTGTTTAATGAAGTTCACAACAAACATCTGAACACTTCAATAGGTATTGTTTCAGTTTTAATTAAGGAGAAGAAATGATATTGCTAAAACTTTACTATGTAAAAAATTTTCATATTTCTGAAACTTTACTATGTAATATTTTTTCATATTCCTAAAACTTTACTATGTAAAAAATTATGAAAAAGGTTAAAAGAAAAAGTAAAAAAATTTTAATTCCAAAAAAAATAAATTCAGAAATTGAAAAATATCCTATGGTATCTTGCGAGTGGTTTGATATTGTTAGCGATAGCAGTTGGAGCAGTTTTGAACAAATAAAAAATTCTGATCTTGCGACTTGTATAACTAAAGGTCATTTGTTATCGCAATCAAAAGGTATAACAAGAATATTTGGTGATTATTCATTGTCAGAAGATAAGAAAAAAATAGAGACTATTGGAAATACAACGTTAATTCCAAATTCAGTAATAAAAGAAATTAAAAAAATTTAGTTGTAATATAAAAATTACTCTTTATATCTTATTATTATGGGAAATCTGTTTGCACATATATTATATTTTTGTATTGCTTATCCAATACCTACGTTTTTTATAGCTTTTTTTGGTTGGTTATTATTGTCTTTTTTCTTTAAATTATAGACTTGCATGTCTTATTATCATGGGATATGTAAAAGGAATGAATAAAAAACAAAAAATTTTAAAATTTCAAAAAGTTTTAAATGAAGAAATCTTAAAATATAAAAAAACTAATGAATATAAAAAAATTAGTAATGAGTTAAAAGTTCTTTATTCTAAAATTAACAAACTAAAAAAGGAGCAATAATGGGTTTTGATATAAGTGGTTTAAATCCAAAAAATGAAAAGGGCGAATACTTTAGAAACAACGTTTGGTATTGGCGACCTTTAGCAGAGTATGTACTTAAAGAGACAAAAGTTATAGATGAAAAAGATCAAGAGCATTGGCACTATAACGATTGCCACGAAGTACCAAAAGAACAAGCAGAGCAGATCGCAAAACAATTAGATCATTTAGTAAAGAGTGGTCATTGTAAAAAGTTTGCTCAAGCATGGGAAAAGAGAAGAGAAAAAATAGAAAAACACAATGAGCAAGTTGAAAAGGAACTTGAAAAACATTGTGAAGAAGTAAAGACACGATTAAATGATATAGGTCTTGCACCAAAAGATTTTCCAAAAGAAGATCACGATAAATGGGAAAAGATATACGAAAAAAGAAATAGTGATGGTTCTTATCCATTTACAGAGGAAAACGTTAAAGAGTTTTCTGAATTCTGTAAAAATAGTGGTGGATTTACTATTGGTTAAAAAAGAATTTTTTGATTATTTTTAACAACTGTTATAAAATAAAAATAATTATTGTGTCTAGTATGTTGGAAATGGCGAAATTCTAGAAATTTCTTAATCTGCCATAAGATACTAGACACTTTTAATACTAACAAAAACAAGGAGCAGTAATGAGTAATAAACAAATAAGTAAAGATAATAGAGAATATTGGTCAAATAAACTTTCTCGTAAATTTAGAGAAAAGAAAAGTGCCATTGAATCTCTACATCAAGCAGAAATAAACGAAACAACTCAAAAGAACTTTCCAACTTTTGTAAAAAGATTAGGAGTTGAAAAGGATATTGAAAAGTATCTGAAAGTTGAAAAAGAGTTTAACGATTATTCTAAAAAAGAGAACAAGTGAGAAAGTTTTTTCAAGTTGTAAGTCATAAATTAAATAATTGGGCAGAAACTCGTAATTGGGAAACATACGATATTCCAACTTATGAATACGAAAAAAAAATTTATGATCTTAAGGATAGGATTGATAATTTTTTAAGAAGTCAATGTAAATTAGAAACTAAAAAAGCGTTTTATAATTCTAAAAAAGGAAAAGAATTACAAGTGCTTGATGAGTTGGAAGAAAAAGCAACTGATTTATTACATAGTGATATGATCGGAACAGAGGTATTAAAACAAATATCTTTAATTGCTAAACAAACTCAAATCAATATGACAATTCCAAGTGAAACAGTAAAAGCACTGCCAAATGGTTAGTATTGAGACACTTGTAAAAATATATAAAAACTTTGGGGACAGAGAAAATCTGTCCCCATTGGGAAGTGCAGATGAAGAGATTATGTGGAATTCCAAACTAACACCTAAACAAGTTAATTGGTTGGAAAGATTTATAATTGTTTGGGATTATGCAACTAATCTTGATGTGCAATTAAATAAAATAAGTGCTATGGCAAAAAAGGAGTAATAATGGCAAAAACAAAAAAACTTAATGAGATGACAGAAAATGAGTTGGCTTTATCTTGGCAAAAAAGAATTGAAAAACATTTGTTAGGTAAATCAATTATTAAAATTGAATATTGTTCTGAAGAATTAGCAGAGGAACAAGGTTGGAGTAAAAGACCAATTCAATTACTTTTAAACAATGGTGTTTGGTTGACTATTACGAGTGATGATGAGGGAAATAATGGTGGTGCAATTCATACGAATATAAAAGAACTTCCGATTATACCTATAATATGACTTTAAAAGAAATATTCATAAGAGCAAAAAAGATTAATCCTTTATACAATGGAACCTTTGCAGATTTCATAAAAGATTTTTCTAATTGTAGAGAATGTTTTTTTGTATCTGTTAAAGAGTGGAAGAAATACGCATTTACAAATAAAATTGAAAAGGCACTTGATAAACATTATAAGAAATATTATCATTAAATTGACTAGTTAAGCCCTAACAAAGCGAGAGTAGAGTTAGGGCTTTTTTTATGTTATTGACTTAATAACATAATGAAAAAATCAGAAAGTTTGCTTTGGCAACGTATCAAAAAATTAAAATTAAAAGGTCAAATTTTTCGCATAGAAAGTAATACAATTAATGGAATTGCAGATGTTTATTGGTTGATAAATGGGAAAAGTATTTGGATTGAACTCAAGTCGAATGATGTCAAGAATTTAGGACTTTCAAAGTATCAGATTAATTGGCATTTAGAACATTATCAAAACAAAGGCACTTCATTTATCTTGCGAGAGTACCTCTCGCAGAGACAACCCAAACGTTTCGAACTTTGGTTGGTTCGTGAACCGAGAGCCTTGATACTTGACTATTCTTCCGAAAATTTAAAAAAAATTTTTCAAAAAATCTTGACGCAATAACCACGTCTCACGCACCTTCGGTGCGTGAAACTTTGCTATGCAAGTTTTTAATCATTTTACTATTACTAAAACTCACGTATGCAATCTGCGTGAAACTTTGCTATGCAACTTTTTTTTCTTTTACCTATAACTAATACTCACGCATGCGTGAAACTTTGCTATGCAAATTTTTTACCTTTATTACTATAACTAATTATCAATTGGTCCTGGAACCGTGGCAGCTCTTAGCAGCTCAAAGCTTACCGGGCAGCTCTCCAGGTAACCTGGCCAGGTTATTGGTCCCGGTGGTCCTAAGTCTATAGCAGCAGAAGCTGCAAAAATAAAATTTGACAGCTGCATGCATCCCATGCTAATAAGATGCAAATCAACTAACAAAAGGAAAAAAATGATTAAATTTAAAGATCTAAAAAAAGGGCAGCAGATAAAAAGTAACCAGCTGCATCCTTATCACCTATGCAGCGGAAAGCTCTTAGAGTCTCCAAAGCAAGGCAAGGGTATTAAGAAAACTATCTTAATAGATGCGAAGGGCTCGGAGCTGGGTTTTTTCGATGAGGCTGGCAGCGTATACAGTCACCAAATAAAATTGGCTAAGGTTGCTAATAAATGGGAGCTCGTGATTCATGCCCCTGCTTAATTATTACAGCCAGACCAAAATGGCCAAAGGGGAGGCGTTTGGATATAAGACAGCGATTTTGCATTTAGCGCCATTTGATCTAAGTGGTAAAAATGTTTGTCCGAAAGCAACTAAGGGACCAGGGGGCTGCATTGCCCCCTGCTTAAATACTTCAGGCCGTGGCCAAATGGGCAGTGTTCAAAAAGCTAGAATAAATAAAACTAATTTATTTTGGAAAAATAAGAACGCTTTCTTATGGCAGCTAAGCACTGAAATAGAGCAGCTTAAAAAAAGGGCAGCCAGTCAGGGGTATAAATTTGCGGTTCGATTGAATGGGACTTCAGACCTCCCATTCCATCGGATGCGAGTCGATGGCGGTGGCAGCTTGATGGAGCTGCACCCTGATGTTCAATTTTATGATTATACGAAAGTATTAAATTATTTAGATCATGATTTAAAAAACTATCATATTACATTTAGTGACAGCGGAAAAAACCAGGCGGACCAATTGGCAGCAATGGAGAAGGGCGCAAATGTAGCCGTAGTCTTTAAAGATAAGTTACCCAAAAGATGGAGAATTTCACAAGGTACAAGCTGCAACGATCGAAGAGTTATAGACGGTGATGCCCATGATTTACGCTTCATGGATCCGTGTGGCGTGGTTGTAGGTTTGGTAGCAAAGGGACTCGGACGGAAAGTAACTAAAAACTCATTTATAAAAACGGCAGTTTAGAATGTTTCTAATGTGGGTTTTTATTCAAGTATTATGGAAGGAAATTCTAGTATTAATTTTATTATTTTTAATTTTTTCAATTTTTTAAAATTAGTGCTTGATATTCTCCCATAAATAATTAAATTAATGGGACGTGATAAATAAAAACAAACTAACAAAAGGAGTGTTAATTATGAAATCACTAAAACAAATGTTGACAGACGTTAACAATAAAAAAATTGATTATAAAGCTTTGGTTTATAGTCAATTCACTGACACAATAAAAAACTATAGTAAGGTTACTAAATTATTAAAACCTGAATTAGTTGAACATTGTGAATTAAATGACAATTATTTCCAATTCAAACAACCAAAAACAATTGGAAAAAAAGGTCTTTATATTGGATCAGTACAATTAGTGACTAAAAATACAAGTAGATTTGATGTCACTAAATTCAAAAAAGAACATCCTGAATTATATGCTCAATATTTAATTGGTGGTGTCTCTAATGAATTAAGAACTAATTTTAAATTACAGAATAATTAATATGAACACATTTTTAATTATACTTTTAATTTTATCTAGTTTTACAATTTCATTTTTGGGCGTTGTAATTCTTTTCTCAATCGATGTATGGTTAGGGTTCACCCTAGCCGTACTAGGCATAATTTTGTCATTAAGAACCATAGGGAGGGTTTAAACATGGGTCTGTCATATCGTAATTGGTTTATAAATTGTAAACCTTTAAAAAATGAAAGTAGAGAATGGCAACTTGAATTACAAAAAGGTAACGTGATCCATACGTTTACCATCTCAAATAAAACAAAACTAGTAGACGTTGAAAGTTTTGCATTTAAAAAAATAGACGGCTACGTAGACGAAGAAATAAAATCTTAATAATAAACACGGCACAACCTAGGGTTGTGCCGTGGCTCCCCTCCATAGAGGTACCAAACCAAAACCAAAATTAAAACAAAAAAAATTTAATTTTTTTTGCAAAAAATTTTTATATGTTACTTAACTTTTACTAAAACTTGTAACGCAAATACATGGAGTAAGGCCTTAAACGTTTGGGGGTTTATTTTAAGGGGACCCAAGGGTATAGTGAATCTATATGACAAATACAGAATTGTTGACCACAGATCAGCTACGAGAGAGGCTCGAAAAAGTATGGTTAAGACATATAAAATTATGCCAAGATAACTTCTTATATTTTGTTAAGAATGTTTGGCCAGATTTTATCTGCCGTACTGATAAAGATCCTAATCGTTGGGGACACCATCAACATATTGCACACGAGTTTACAAAAATATCTAAGCACAAAAAAGGAAGGCTCATTGTGAATATGCCTCCTAGACATACTAAGTCTGAATTTGCATCCATCTATTTTCCAGCTTGGATGATAGGGAAGTTTCCTAAGATGAAAATTATGCAAGTGTCTCACAACGCAGAACTCTCTGCTAGGTTTGGTGCAAAGGTAAGAAATTTGATTGACAGTCCAGAGTATAAACAAATCTTTGGAGATGTTAGACTAAGAGAAGATAGTAAGGCTAAAGGACGTTGGGAGACCAATCATGGTGGGGAATACTTTGCAGCGGGTGTTGGCGGTTCTATCACAGGACGAGGGGCGGACTTACTTATTATCGATGATCCACATACAGAACAAGATTCATTATCTGATTCTGCAATGGAGAGAACTTATGATTGGTATCTTTCAGGACCAAGACAACGTTTGCAACCTGGAGGCTCAATTGTTTTAGTAATGACAAGATGGGCTCAAGATGATTTAACTGGTAGATTAATCAAAGCAGAAACTGAACCTAAAGCAGACAAGTGGGAAAAAATTTCTTTTCCAGCAATCTTAAACGAGGACAGTGAGCCGAGACCCGTGTGGCCTGAATATTGGGCACTCGATGAATTAGAAAAAGTTAAGGCGTCATTATCCATACGTAATTGGTCTGCTCAATACATGCAAAATCCAACTTCAGAAGAAGGAGCCATTTTAAAACGTGAGTGGTGGCAGCCATGGAAAGGAGACATGCCAGTTTTAAAACATGTCATACAATCATACGATACTGCATTTAGTAAAAAAGAAACTGCCGATTACTCAGCCATTACTACATGGGGAATATTCACGCCTCACGAATCAGGGCCTGATGCTATAATGTTAATTGATGCAATTAAAGGTAAATATGATTTTCCTGAATTAAAAATGGTTGCTTTAGATCAATACAAATATTGGCAACCTGAAACAGTAATCATTGAAGCTAAAGCGAGTGGACAAAGTTTATTACAAGAATTTAGGAGAATGGGAATTCCTGTTATGGATTACACTCCTGGACGTGGCCAAGATAAACATTCACGAGTCAACGCTTGTGCTCCAATATTTGAATCTGAACAAGTTTGGTATCCTAGAGACGAGCATTTTGCTCATGAAGTAATTGAAGAATGCGCAGCGTTTCCTCATGGAGAACATGACGATTATGTGGACAGCACCACACAAGCTATGTTAAGATATCGGCAAGGTTCGTTTATAACAACTTATTCTGACGAGGATGAGGTTGAAAGTTATAGACAACGAAAATACGTATATTATTAAAAGGAGTAGACATGTCGAGAAGAAAAAAAATAAGACAAGCATTGATGGGTGCAGCAGCACTTTATGGTGCTTCAAAACTAATGGGTATGGGAGCTAAGACTCCTACTGGTGCACCTCCAGGTGCAAAGACACCATCAGCATCAAATAAAATTGGTAAAAAAATTGTAAGAGATACAGGATCCACAACTATGACTGGTGGTAAAGTAAAAACTACAGTTGATAGAGATGCACTTCCAAGAGAAATAAAAGAAAAAGTGCAAAAGGTTGCTGAAAGAAATGAGAAAATTAAAAAAGCAGTAATTAAAAGAAGAGACGAAGGTATGTTATCGCCTCTCATGCCTAAAACTGAAAGTCAATCAAAGGCCTTTACTAATAATTTTGGATTTGGATTATCAGCTAAAAAAGGTAAAATGATCAAAGCTCGTGGCGGTGGAATGGCAATACAAGGAATGAAACCTACTAAATTATATTAATGGCTGAAATCGATAAAGTGATTGATGAGGAGATTGTAACTCCTGACACTGAAGAAGTTGATGTTGAAGTAGAATCTGAAACGCAAACAGATGCTGATGTAATGGCAGCTGTAGAAAACGCAGCAGATGCATTCTATAAAAACATTGCTGAAGACATGTCAGATGAAGTTCTTCAGAGGATGTCTAATCAATTACTTGACGATTACAAAAAGGATAGAGTTTCAAGAAAAGATTGGGAGACGTCTTATACAAATAATTTAGATCTACTTGGAATTAAACATACTGAGATGACTAGACCATTTAGAGGGTCGGCATCCGTGACTCATCCACTTTTATCAGAAGCTGTTACACAATTTCAAGCGCAAGCTTATAAAGAATTACTTCCATCTTCAGGACCAGTTAGAACAAGAGTCTTGGGGATGGAGGATGATCAAAAAATAAATCAAGCGCAGCGTGTTCAAGATTTTATGAATTACATGATTACTGAGGAGATGGAAGAGTATACTCCTGAGTTTGATCAATTATTATTTTATCTTGCATTAGCAGGATCAGCATTTAAAAAAGTTTACTATGATGAAGTCATGCAAAGAGCTGTTTCTAAATTTATACCAGCTGAAGATTTAGTAGTGCCATACTACGCTACAGATTTGATGGATTGTGAAAGAATTACTCATGTAATTAAAATGGGTGAGAATGAAATTTTAAAAAAACAACAAGCTGGTTTTTATAGAGATGTAGAATTAAAACCTACATCAACAGGTCCAAATGAAATTGAAAAAAAATATCAAGAATTAGAAGGTGTAACTCCTGGTGGTGACAAACAATATTCTTTTTCAATTTTAGAAATGCACGTAGATTGCAATTTAGAAGAATTTGAAATGCAAGATGCAGACAAACAAGTTAAAGTTCCTTACATTGTAACTATCGATGAAGGCTCAGGACAGATTTTATCTATCTATCGTAACTATGATATTGGAGATGAACTTAAAAAACGTAAAGAATATTTTGTTCACTTCAAATTTTTACCAGGTTTAGGGTTTTATGGCTTTGGATTAACACACATGATTGGTGGATTAAGCAGAACTGCTACACAATCTTTAAGACAATTGCTTGATGCTGGTACATTATCTAATTTACCAGCTGGATTTAAGTCTAGAGGTATAAGAATTCGTGACGATGATCAACCATTTCAGCCTGGAGAGTTTAGAGATGTGGACGCACCGGGAGGAAACATCAAAGATCAGTTTCAAATTTTACCATTTAAGGAGCCATCAGCTACATTATACCAATTAATGGGGTTTGTTGTGCAAGCAGGACAGAAGTTTGCAGCGATTACTAACATGGATACAGGCAATGACATGCAAAATAGAGCTGTTGGTACAACTGTTTCGCTATTAGAACGTGGTTCGAGGGTCATGAGTGCTATACACAAGCGATGTTACTACTCGATGAGAAGAGAATTTAGACTTTTATCTAAAGTTTTTGCAACATATCTACCACCAATCTATCCATATTCAGTATATGGTGCAGATCAAGCGGTAAAACAAACTGATTTTGACGATAGAGTAGACGTAATTCCAGTTGCAGACCCAAATATTATGAGTATGGCGCAAAGAGTTACACTTGCAAACGAAAATTTAAAGATTGCTATGTCGAATCCTATGATGCACAACTTGAGAGAGGCGTATCGAAGAGTATATGAAGCATTGGGTACACAAGATATAGATCAAATACTTAAACCAGTCGAAAGACCTATGCCAAAAGATCCTGCAACAGAGAATATGGAAGTTTTGGCCATGAAACCACTAAAAGCATTTCCTGAACAAGATCATGATGCACATATTAATGCTCACAGAGCATTTATGTCTACGAGAATGGTTCAAATAAACCCACAAGTTTACACTGCTTTACAAGCACACATATCTGAACATGTTTCATTAAAAGCACAAGGTGAAGTTGGAGCTGCTATAGCTAATGATCCTATAATGCAAGGTAGATTACAATCAGATCCACAAGGTGCTCAAATAGAAATTAATGCAATGATTGCAAATAGAGTTTCTCAATTAACAATTGAACTTGCTCAATCAGAAGCTATGGGTCAAAAACAAGATCCACTAGTAATGTTGAAACAAAGAGAGCTAGATTTAAGAGCCATGGATATGCAGCGTAGATCTGATGAAGCTATGATGAATATGGATATTAAAGAAAACCAAATTGAAGAACAATTAGACTTAGATAAAATGAAATTAGAAAACAATGAGGCTCAAGCAAAAGAAAGAATAAGAATTGCTGAAGAAAAAATTGAACTTGCTAGGAGTAAAAAGAAATAATGGCTGATCCTAAAAAAGGTACTGGTAAAAAACCTAAAGGTAGTGACAGAAGGTTATACACTGATGAAAATCCAAGAGATACAGTCAAGATTAAATTTGCAACACCTAGTGATGCAAGAGCTACGGTTACAAAAGTAAATAAAATTAAAAAACCTTTTGCTAGAAAAATACAGATACTAACGGTAATGGAGCAGCGTGCTAAAGTTATGGGGAAAAGAGAAGTAGTTAGTATAGCAAAAAAAGCAAAAGAAAGTTTAAGAAAGAGATTTGCATAATGCCACTTACATCTAAAGGAGAAAAGTTGAGAGATAAATTTAGAGGTCAATACGGCAAGAAAAAAGGTGACTCTGTTTTTTATGCTATGGAAAATTCTGGAAAGTTGAAAGGAATTTTAAAAGCTAAAGGTGGAGCAGATGCATCTAAAGAAGATTTCAAAACACCAGGAAGCGGTGCTTACTCAAGAAGTTACAATCCAGGAGCTGGAGGAGTTGTTCAACATGGTGGTAGCTCTAACACAAGTGGTACTAATGTTTCAGATGGAAGAAAAAAAACTAAATTATCATTTAATAAGGATCAAATAATAACTGGTGCCTTAAACTTAGCTGCTTTTCCTTTAGGTTATGCTGTAAAAATATTTAAAGATAGAAAACAAAAAAAACCTAAACATCCATTTAGTGCAAACACAAAAAAACAAACCATTTTAAAACCACCAACAAACATGGGTGGTGGAGATAACAATAATCCTACATTATGTCCTGATGGAACACCACCACCTTGTAAAACTAAAACAGGAGCAATTGCTCCTAATAAAGCTAATCAAAATAATTTTTTAAAAAATTTTAAAACATATAATTCTGGGGGAGTTTCTAGTGGACCACCTCCTAAAAGAGGACCAAATCCACAAGTGCCACCAATAAAGATGAAAAATGGTAAAATGACAAAAACATATAAGATGTCTTGCCCACATAGACCTGATGGTATTAGAGGTATGGGTGCAGCAATCAAAGGACACAAATTTATAGGAGTTAAATAATGTGGTTTCAAGCTATTAAACTTGCAGTATCTGCAGGATCAAAAATTTACGCAAATAAACAAAAAGCTAAGATGGCAATGTCAGATGCACAATTATTACATGCAGAAAGACAAGCACGTGGGGAGGAAGCTTATCAAGGTAAGCTTTTAGAAGCAAGGCAATCGGACTGGAAAGACGAGGCGGTCCTCATCATACTAAGTTTGCCCGTGTTGGTGCTCGCATATGCAGTCATATCGGATGATCCAACAGCAATGGAAAAGGTAAAATTGTTTTTTGAGATGTTCTCGCAACTGCCGGGATGGTTCACAAATTTGTGGATCCTTGTCGTGGCGAGCATTTATGGCATTAAGGGAACACAAATATTTCGTAACGGAGGAAAGAAATGATTTGGAATTGGATAAAAAATTTATTTAAGCCGAAAGCTCAAAAAGATCCACATGAAGAAATGTTCGAAAAGAATGAGTATTCTGTAGAGCAGCTTCAACAAATGACAAAAGGAGATCTTAAAAAATTAAGAGCACAAGGTAAAATAAAAAGTATTGCACATCCTTTTTATTAGTATATAGATTCTATATGAGTCTTAGATCTACTCTCATAAATGCATTAGAAGATAGATATAATGCACAAATATCAGAAGCTGATGCTACAATACAAATTTATTTAGAAAAACCAGTTGCTATAGGTGAACATCCTCAACACTTAGACGAAATAGATAAACTTATAGAAAAAATAGCTAATGCTGAAGAAAAACTTACTGTGCTTCAAAGTTTTAAATTATGATTCGTGGAGATAGTTCCGAATATGAATTATTAAAAAAATGGTGTGAGACATTACCATTTTATGAAAAACCTAAATCAGTTACCACATGTGAAGTTGGTGTTAGAGAAGGATTAGGTTCACAAATAATAATGATGAGCGTTGCTTCAAGAATAGGCAAAAGTGAATATCAACATTATGCAATAGACCCATATGGTGATCTTGAATATGAGCACTTTGACAATCATCCACAATGGAAAAGGGATGGTAAATGGACTTCAGAGGCACCTAAATACTCTAATGAAATGAGAGATCAGATGATAAAAGATTTTGCAACTAATCCACACTACAAGTTTTACAATATGACGGATGTTGAATATATGGATATATTTAACTTAACTAAAACAATTTATGATTTTGTATTTTTAGACGGTCCACATACTACAAAAGATATTTTAAGAGAAGCCCTTTGGTTCGCAGAAAGATCAAGAAAAGGTACGAGAATTGTAATTGATGATTATAGGCTATGTAATTTTGAAGTCATAAGAACTGCAATTTCTTATTGGGATTTTATAATTCATGAACAAGGTAAAAACAAAGTTTGTTTACAAAAAAAATAAGTGATTGAAAAAAAATTATTTTTTCTTTGTGGTGTGTTTAGATGTGGCAATACTCTTTTGAGAAGTATTATAAATCAAAATCCTAATTTTTTAATGACACCTAATAGTGTTGTTCCTGAAATTTTATATAAATTAATTTTAATCAGACGAGGTAATATTTTTCAAGAAGAAAATAATTATCAATCTTATTCTAATGTTATAAATAATATAATTCCTAATTATTATTCTAATTTTGAACAAGAGTTTATATTAGAACAAGGACCTTGGGGAACACCTGATAATTACAAAATACTTCAAGAATTAAATTTACTACCTAGTAAATTTGTTTTTTTAATTAGACCTTTAAATGAAATAATGGCTTCTTGGATTAAATTAAATAAAATTCCTATTTATGAAAGAGAAAAATATTGTGATAATTTAATGAGTGAATATGGAAGTATTGGCCATGCTTATCTATCAATAAAAAATTTAATTGAAAAAAATGAAAAAATATTGTTTTTAAAATATCATGATCTTTGTGCTAACCCTGAAAAACAAATAAAAATTTTATATGATTATTTAGAAATATCTTATTATAGAAATCATTATTTTAAAGGTCTGAAAGATGTTGAAAATATTACAGAACAAACTAAAATTAGAACAGAAAAGATAGAAGTTTTAAAATATAATTATAATGATTATGTTGATAAAAAAATATTAGATAAATACGAAAAAATAAACAACCTATTTAATAATTTATGTTAGATCCACGAACAAGAGAACAAATAGAAAATATTATCAAAAGAAATATTAAGGATGTTAAAGATCATATCTGCTATGGGGTTGAAACGGAATCTCAGTTAATGTATGCTAGGGGCAGACTCAGCGCATTAGAAACGCTGCTTCAGGATATTAAAAACCTGCACAAGGAGGATAACGATGGTACAACTGATTAAACCTAAACTTACTGATTTCGGTTCGAAAAAAAATAAGGAAGAGGTAAAATCACAAATTCCAACAGATCCAGAAGGCATCAAAAAATATCTTGAAATCATACCAAACCCTGTAGGATACCGTATGCTTGTAAGACCATGGTCAGGCCAAGCAAAAACTAAAGGCGGTGTTATCTTAGCAGATGAAACTCAAGACAAAATTCAAATGACTACTGTTGTTGGACTTGTTGTAAAAATGGGTGATCTTTGTTATCAAGATAAAGAAAAATTTCCAAAAGGTGCTTGGTGTAACGAAGGCGAATTTGTCATTTATGGCAGATATGCTGGAAGTAGATTTCAGACTAAGTACGGTGAACACCGTATATTAAACGATGACGAGATCATAGGAACTATAGGTAAGCCAGAAGATATTCTCCATTTATTTTAATAAAGGAGGATAAACATGGCAGAAGTAAAAGACTATAGTGCGGAAGCTCTATTAGCCAAAGAAAAAGAAGTCGAGTTAGATACTGATGATGTTAAAGAAGAAAGTATTGAACTTGAACAAAAAGAAGAAACTAAAAAAGAACCTAATTTAAATTTAGGTGAAGTTGATTTAGGTTATACTGATCATTCAAAACCAAAAGAAGAAAAATCAGATAAACCTGAAATTCAAATTACTGAAGAAAAAGAACAACCGAAACAAGAAACAAAAGAAGAAACTGAAACTGAAGAAAAACCAAACTTACAAGAATCAAGAAGAGATTATCAAAAAAGAATAGATAAACTTGTCTTTCAAAAAAAAGAAGCTGAACGAAGAGAAAAAGCAGCTCTTGATTTTGCAAAAGGTCTACAAAAAAAGTACGACCAAACTTCTCTTAAATTTAAAGAATCTGACGAACAGTATCTTAAAGAATTTGATGCTAGAGTAGATGCTCAAAGAGAACAAGTTAAAGTTGCTTTGAAACAAGCTATTGAGTCTAATGATGCTTCACAAATTATGGAAGCAAATGATAAGCTGACTCAATTAGCTGTTGAAAAAGAAAAGGCTCGATTAGAGTTATCTAATAGAGAAAAACAAAAAAAAGAAGAAGAAACCAAAAAAACAACAAACAACGTACAAGCTGAACCTCAAACAGCGGAATCATCACAACAAACTCAAATAACTCCTAGAGCTAAGAAGTGGGCTGAGGAAAATGAATGGTTTGGAACTGATGAGGTCATGACTAATGCTGCTATCACAATACATAACAATATCTCTCAAGAGGGTATTGAAGTCGACAGTGATGAGTATTATAATGAAGTTAATTCAAGACTAAGGAAGTATTTTCCTGAAAGTTTTGATAACACTAAGGACGAGCCAAAAAAAGAAGCACCGAAACCCGTCCAAACGGTTGCTTCGGCTGGTCGTAGTCAACAAGGACGCAGAACTGTGAAACTCACCAAGTCACAAGTAGCTATTGCTAAACGATTAGGGGTGCCACTAGAGGAATACGCTAGATACGTGAAGGAGGATAAATAATGAGTACAATTAAGAGAACTTCACGAGAGTCTGAGACAAAGGTAACGAAAGAAGCCAAAAAAGCTTGGGCTCCACCATCCAGTTTGGATGCGCCACCTGCACCGAACGGGTACAGCCATAGATGGATTCGTACTACCGTTCAAGGTTTTGAAGATACAGCTAATGTATCTAAAAAAATGAGGGAAGGTTGGGAATTTGTAAAAGTCGAACAAGTTCAAAACGAGATCGGCACTAACAAGTATCCTTACTATACCGAAGGTAAATACGAGGGGTGTATTGGAATTGGAGGCCTTGTGCTGGCAAGGATACCAAATGAGATTTTGGAAAGCCGTGCGGAGTATTTTAAAAAACTCACGCAAGATAGAATGAATGCGGTGGACAATGATCTTATGAAGGAACAGCACCCAGACATGCCAATAAATATTGATAGGCAGTCTAAAGTGACCTTTGGTGGTGGAAGCAAAAAATAATTTTGCAATAGCCATTAGGGTTTAAAGTAAACTGTTAAAAGGAGAAACATAACATGGCAAACGTAAGTGAAAAGTTTGGTCTAAGACCTTACAGAAAACTAGACGGCACACCATTAGTTGGAGCTCAGAACAGATATACGATTGCGTCAGGATATTCAGATGCGATATTCCAAGGAGAAATGGTTGAACCATTAGGAACTGGTAATATCCAAAGACATGGTCCTAACACATCTGATGCTGTTGTGGGTGTTTTTAACGGATGTTTTTACACAGACCCAACTACAAAGAAACCAACATTCAGTAATTTCTATCCTGGCGGTATCGCTGCTAGTGATATTACTGCATTCGTCATTGACGATCCAGATGCAGTATTTTTAGTAGATGCTGATGAGGCTTTCACAAGAGCTGATCTGTACAAGAACTACTCTGTTACTAATACAACAGGTGTGACTACAACAGGATTATCGAAACAACAACTAGACGTTAGTGTTTCAGGAACTGCAACTACTTTCGCTATTCAAGCGATTGATATTTGTCAGGATCCAGAAAACTCTGACACTGGTTCGGCAAACGCAAATATTCTTGTTAGAATCAACAACCACTTCTACAGAAGTGGAACAGGTATAGCGTAATAAAGGAGAATAACTATGGCAATATCACGATCACAACTAGTTAAAGAACTAGAGCCAGGTTTGAATGCTTTATTCGGCCTGGAATATAGTAGATATGAAAATCAACATGCGGAGATTTTCACTACTGAAACATCTGACAGAGCTTTTGAAGAAGAAGTAATGTTAAGCGGTTTCGCTTCTGCACCAACTAAACAAGAGGGTGCTGGAGTAGTGTTTGATACAGCAGGTGAAACTTTCACAGCTAGATACAACCACGAAACAATCGCTTTAGCATTTTCGATCACTGAAGAAGCAATCGAAGATAACCTATATGACAGATTAGCTGCAAGATACACAAGAGCTCTTGCAAGATCTATGTCAAATACGAAGCAAGTTAAAGCTGCTAACGTATTGAACCAAGCACAATTTACTGCTGTAACAGGTGGAGACGGTAAGCCTTTAATCGCTTCTGATCACCCACTTGCAACTGGTGGTACATTTGCAAATGTTCTTTCTGTTGCTGCAGATTTAAACGAAACTTCACTTGAGCAATCGTTAATCGACATCGCAGGATTCGTAGATGAAAGAGGATTAAGAATCGCTTCTCAAGGTAGAAAAATGATAATTCCAAAAGAATTACAATTTACTGCTGAGAGATTGATGAAATCCCCTCA